TATAAGAATGTTCCATTTGATAGTAAAGCACCTATTCCAGCTTCATTAATATACTCATCAATTAAATTTTTGATTTTCAATTCATCAGCACTTTTTATATCTAATTTATACTCAATGTCTGCTTGAGCAGGTCTATCAAATCTTATAGTTTCAAAATGATCAGGTACAGATGTTGGAACATTTACAACAACATTTCCTTTAGTATCTGGAGTATGAATGTGCATATAAATAGCATGTGCTATTTCTTCCTTTATTCCTCCATCTACTACTATCCAAATGCTTTTTGGAGAAAGTCCAAAGCTGTCTATATTCATTGTATTGTTTCTTATCCCATTAGCACTTTTTACTCCTGGTAATTTTCTTATAGCATTTAAAATAGGTAATAAACTCCATTCACCTTTGCTATTACCAGCTAAATATCTTTTTAAATACTCATAATCAGTTTCAGAAGAAAGCCCACCTTCTCCAATTTCAACATTTTGTACATCAACTATTGATGCTGGAGCTTTTATAACTTTTTCAATTTTATTAATTTGGATGTTTCCTTCCTCTCCCTCGAATAGACTTTGAAATAGTATTGTTTTAGTCTTTGAAGAGTCTACTTCAAATCTTTCTATATTTTCATATTTCACTCCATTTTCTGATTGTATGATAATGTCTCCTTGTAACACATCTACAAAATTAGTTGCTGTAACTTTACAATGTACTTGAGCTTTCGTTCCAAATCTTCTAGGGAAAAAATATAACAAATTGTCTAATTCCTCATTTTGTGCATTGTATATATTTAAACCCCTTGCTATTGAAATTGCTTTATCTTCCAAATAAGAACAAAGATATATGAAAGGTGCTACTAATTTATAGTAATCTCCAGTTGGTCCAACATTGAAATCACTTCCAAAATTTTCTTTTTTTTGAGCTTCTTTTTGTGCTAATTCCATAAGTCCTTGAAAGCCTTTTGTTTCAAATTTATCCACTGATTATCACCTCTTTCTCTATATTATTATGTTTCTTATGTGTTATATATATTTTTGCCTTTAAAGTTCTTTCTGCTTCAGAAATTATTTGATAACTAACTGTTTCTATTTCAGCCCTATACCATTCTTGTAACTTTCTACAAATATGTTCAAGTTTATATTCAGCTACATCCTGTTCATTTATTATTCTTATATCAAGCCCTAAATTTTCATCATAAAAGCACTCTATTGAGTATATTTTTAAAGAGTTTACTACTCTTTGCCAAAACTCTTCTATTCCTGAAATAGTTGAAAAGTTAATATCTCCATCATTCATTTTTATAGTTTTCATTAAACTACTCCTCCACTTGTGTCATTTCCTTTTGCTACTCCTGAATGCTTATGATTTTTTAAGCTCTTATCTCCAGCCTTAACATCTTCTGTTGCTGAAACAGTTCCAGTTGAGGATATATTCCCAGTTTGTGTTGTATTTCCTTTTTGAGTAGTATCTCCAGTTATTTCAACATTTCCTTTTTGATTAGAATTTCCTTTTAAATCAATATTCCCTTCCTCTAATCTATCTCCAATAATTCTAATATCAGAAGGAAATTCAAGACTTTCAGTAGCATTTGGAATTGTGAAAGGTAAAATAAAACCATTATTTAAGTTATTCCTTCTGTTTGAATCCATAACATCATGAGAGCCTTGACTTATATATGAAGAAATGTCAAAAGTTAATATAAAATATGGCATTATATCCCCTTCTTTGATATTCCAATCAATGTGGTCTTTACTATCTCCAAATAATGCCACTGGAACATTACGAAGTACAGGTAGAGCAACCCCATTTGGACTAAACAAAGGCTCAGCATCTACAAATCTACCCTTTCTTGTTTTTTGTATTTTTACTAGAATTATCCTTATGTTTTCCATCATCTTTCATCACTTTAACTCCTAATTTCATATTCCAGCTATCACTTAGACTAATGCTTACCTCTTCCACTTGCATAAAACCGCTTACATCATCACTTTCAACGTATATTACATCTCCTTTTTTTATGTAGTGAATTGGGAAACATTCAATAGTATAGTCATATTTATTACTCTCTTTTATAGTTTTCTTTTTTTGCTCATTTTCCCATTTATCATCTTTTTTACTCTTTGTTTTTTTATTATCAGATTTTTTATTTACTTTCACTTCTTTTTCTTGCTGTTCAACAGCTTCAGGATTATGAATCAACCCACTTTCAAAGCTTAAATAAATCACTTGATCTTTTTGTTTATCTGTATAGATATAAAGATCATCACCTTTTAAAGTCATTTTACTCTCTGAGTCTTGAACTAATTCTCTTAACTCTTGAAATCCTTGACTATAGCAAGTAAAACCATTAGTGTAAATTTTATCTTTATTAAGTTCCATAGAAATAAGATTTATTCCCATTTCTTTAGTAACTTCTTTTATTGCTTCAGATATCCTAGTATTTCCATCCAAGCTAATTGAAACTATCTTACTACTATTTTTAGTTCTCTCTGAGCAAGTTAGCTCTTGAATAAATGAAGAACTTTCTTTTATTCTTTTCTTTTTTATAACTTCATATTTTGAATAATAGCCAATATCTTCAGCGTAACCAAACCAAAGTTCTATCTCACTTCCTATTTCTATATCTTGACTTAAATTATATATTTTGAATGTTCCTACCCCTACTTTTCCTTCTTCTCCTGTTTTTACATCAACATCAAATTTTAAACCATCATTATTATGATCATCTAGTTTTACACCATTTATAATAAGATAGGAATTTCTAGGAAAAATAGGTCTATTTGCTATAAAATTCATTATTCCTCCACTAACAGCTCAATTTTATCAATATTTTCATAATCAATTTTTATTGCTTTTCTATCTAAAGTATTAGGGATAATATATTTTTGTGGATATTTTTTATTAAAATTTCCTTTTTCATCGACTAATTTATTGAACCATAGTGGGATTCCAAATAGAATCGGCTCATTTGAATATATTAAATTACCGTCAATATCATAAAGTGTTATGTATACTCTTTTATCATAAGAATTATATGTAAATTCAAATTGAAAGGTTGTCTCTGCAATAGTTACATCAGTTATATATGGAATAGATTCTTTCATTATATTTATTTTCATTTCTATGCTCCTATTATCTATGGCAGTTTTATATGCTCACTTTGTAAATCTCCTTCCCAATCCTTTACTCCTGAGCTTTTATTTTTAGTAACAGCTTGAGCAGCACCTTTTGTATTCTTTTTACCTTTTGTTGCTGTTTTTATCTTTGTTTTATTTCTAACACTAGCTTTAGCTTTTGGACTAGGAGAGGGAATCATAGAAACATGAGCAATCTTTACTTCTACCATTGAAATAGTGAATTCTGTATAATATAATGAAGTTATAGTATTCTCTATATTTGTTATAGCCATATTCTTATACAACTTAATCATGTACAAATCTACAAGTTCCCTTTTATTTCTAAGCTCAAGAACCTTTTCAAAAATTTCTTTGTGATTAGAACCAACAATTTGAACTTTAAATGTTAGTTCTAGTGCATTTTGTGTTATGTTATCAGATATTTGAGTACCATCATCTATTGGTACTGTTGGAACATCATTAGAATAGCTTTCAGATATTCCAGAAACTAATTGAAGTTTTATATTTCCCAATAAAATTGGTGGAGTTTTCTTTATATACTTATCAATTTGATTAGAAATTGAATTTACATTATTTAGAAAACTACTTACTTTACTCATAATATTTGTAATTGAAAACATCTATATTTCCCCTTTGGCTATTTCATTTTGTAACATCAAATCCTCTAATTTTTCCACTATCATTTCACTGACTCTATTCCAATCCATTTCTTTTGCTCCAGACATATTTATAGTAAGATTCAATGTAATTTTTTTATCTGACTTATTGAAATTCTTTGTATTTGTTGAATTACTTATACTAGAAAAGTCATTACTTTCAGAATTTGAATAAGCATTATTCTCTTCAGCTGTCAGAACCCTTTCACCTCGATGAAGCTCAGCGATATAGCCATCAAAAGGGACATAGTCAAGTCCTGTTTTATGAGTACCATCTATCATAGGGCTATTTGTATTTTTTTTCTCACTATCACTAAAAAACCAAGATATTCCTGGTAACGATTTTATTTTTTCACCTAAACCTGAGAAAAAACCTTTAATACTTTCCCAAATTTTAGCAACATAATCTAATATAAAATCAAAAGCTGATGCAGCAGTTGACTTCATTGTCTCCCACACTTCTTTTAATTTATCTATTAAGTTAAAAAATACATCAACTACTTTGTCTTTTAATCCTATAAAGAAATTCCCTATATCAATTATTTTGTTATATAAATAACTTCCTAATTCAGCAAACTTTGCTTTTATTAAATCCCAATTTTCTATTATCAGTTTCCCAACAGTAATAATTAAACCTATTGGGCTAAGCCACATAAATATTTTTTTACCAATATCCCATAATGCTTTAGCAAAAGCTTTAATTTTATCCCATAATGTAGATATTTTAGCCTTAATCTTCTCCCAATTTTCTATTAATAATTGTCCTAGTTTTATTATTAAACCCATTCCTGAAAAAAGTAAGAAAACCTTAACAAAACCTTTTATCTTATCCCAAAGTGAAATTAATTTTTCTTTTACAAGATCCCAGTTTCTATACAATAGGACGCCAATAGCTATTACAGCCCCAATTGCAAGCATAATCGGATTAAAAGAAAGAGCTGCTAATGCAGTTTTTAAAGCTCCAATTAAAACTATTACCTTATTAATTACAAAAAGCCCAGCTATTGCGCTTGCTAGTGGGATTAAAACTTCTTTCCACTTAACAATAAAATTTATTATTTTTTCTCCCCATGAAATTAGTTCACCAAAGATACTAGATAAATTTTCTGCCCATCTAGTAAATGTTCCATCTTCTTGAAATTTTACTAGTGTATTAGCTAATGGTATGATAACTCTATCTCTAAGAATTTGAAATGGAGAGTTTTCAACTATATCACCAAATTCATTAACTCCTGCAAGAGTTGAAAGTGCTGATTTAGTTGCTCCTGATATAGTTGATAATCCTCCCTTAAATGTTTTAGCTTGCTTTTCCATTGCTCCACCAAAACGAGAGTCCATCATTTCAAATAAAGTTTTATTAAATAACTCTAAGTCATTAATTTGCCCTTTATTATTAAAAATTTCTAAGCCTTTACTTTTACCAAATTCAGAAATCATATTCTTAGTAATTCCAAATTCTTTTAATCTTTCAAGTTCTCCAGTTCTTGCATCAGCAATAGCTTCAATCGCTTGATCAAAACTTTTCCCCATTCCTGAAGCCATATCTCCAATCATTTCAAGGTAAGTTCTGTTAGTTGTTTTTAAAACTCTATCCCCTTCGATTCCATAAGACTGTAATTTCGTCATCCCAGAAAGGACTTCATTTGTTTCAAATGGAGTTTTATTAGCAAATCTACTAGCCCAAGCTAGTTTCTTTCTTGCCATGTCTGAATCTTTCAAAACAGTTTCAAGTGTATTTCTATACTGTTCAATATTTCCAGCACTATCAATAGCGGTTTTTATTGTAAAACCTGCTGCTAATGCTGTAGCTATTCTTTTTAAGACACTTAGAAGTGTACTTGCTTTTTCTTTACTTTTTTGAAATTGTTGCTGGGCATAGTTCCCAAAATTTCCTAAACTTCTCCGAAGTGAAATAAAACCATTTCTTATTTTCCCAATAGCAGGAAAGTTAGCTGTTATTTTAGCTTTCAAGGCATTAAAAGTTGTACTAATTTTATTTTTAAAAGCAACTAAACTTTGCTTTACTGAACCAATAGTGTTTTTTAGACTTCCAAATGCTGAACTAACACTATTTTTAAAATTTGACATATTATTCTTTAAATTTCCAATTTGAGAGCTAATTTGATTCAAAGAAGCTTGTCCATTTCCTACAACTTTAAAAACCAATGATAACTGTTCTAACATCACTAACCCTCCTTTCTAATTTTTATTTTTTCTTTTTACATAATCAGCCCAAGCTAATTGTAAAAGCATATATTCTTCATAACATAGATCTTCAACAGGCTTTTTATAATATGGAATCTTAGATTCAAAGCAAACATCAAATCTTCCTTGTTTAATCTTCCTTATTTTCTCCAAAATTTTTAATGAATAAAAAGGGTGTTTGTTGAAATTCAGTTATAATCACTGTAATAGTTTCTAAAGCTTCTTGATCCATATTAAAAAATTCTATGTCTCTAGCTTCAGCTGGTTGAGCTATAAAAGTATTCAATAATTTCTTACCTATTGCTAATTCATCTTTTTCTGATGAAAGTTTAAAAAATGTATCTGTTGAAACTCTCTCAATTCTAAAAGGTCTCTCTATTGTTTTAAAATCTTTCCCTGTCATCATTAAGTTGAATTCTAAAACTCCTAAACCTTCAGCTTTAAAAGTTATATTTGATATATTCTTATCCTCTATTTTTTTTAGAAATTCTTTATTTTTTAATTCTTGTTGCTCTGTTTTGTTTATTTTATTTTCCATTAGTTCATTGCCTCCTTAACACCTACGCATACCAATTTAAATTCTCTTGAATCTGATTCCCCATCATTAGCCAATTCACTTTTATTTACTCCAATTTCTTTTATTGTTACGCCTCTACTATATTTAGAAATTGAACTATCTTTAAAATATCCTGAACCAGTTATTCTGTTCTCTGAAGCATTTAAAAGTATTTTTTCATCTTCAGTTCCACTTGCAACAGTAATAGTTATTTCAAGATTTGGATCTGGACTATATAATATTCTTCTTTCTCCATAAATACTTTTATCAGATGATTTATATTGGTCTTCAGGAGCCCCAACACTTAAACTTCTAAAATTTTTAAAAGTATAGCCATTAAAAATAAAAATTTTTTTACTTAAATCAACCATTATTCCTTACCTCCAATATCCTTATTAGTTTTCATTAATGTTAAATCAATGAAATAAGCCCAGTTTCTAAGTCTGAAAAGTACTTTCGGTCTTATAAGTCTAAGCCCTCTTTCTGTTGCTGTCTGAGTCACAGGAAAAACTGTATATTGATATTTGCCATTCAATTTAGCAAGTAAATTATTAGCTCCCATTTCTTCCATAACATTGTTTAATGTTTCTTCTAAAAAGGCATAACCTTCCTCATCTTGTGGGAATCCTTTTTTAATCATTGCTTTTTCTAAATTTTCATTTAGATTTACAATGATACAATCAATAGCAGTTGTGTCATCTAAATAAGTTCCATCTGTTGTTTTTCCACCATTGGCTGTTATATAGCCTTCTGATGTTCTTTTTTCTACAAATGTAATATTATTCTTTGTAAGTTCAGGTTTCTTAGCTAATTCAGTGTCAGCTGTTACTCCTTGTAGTTCTATCATTGAGCTTCTGTATCCTGCTCCTTTTGTTACAACTACCCCAGCATAAGCGGCTGCTTTATATTCTTTATCAGCTTCATCCATTTTTAAATTCCAAATAGGTGCAATTCTATCAGACTTTAATGTATCTGCTAATGGATAAGCTTTGACTTCTGTTATATAGATTCTTCTATTTTCAGTTAAAAAAGAACTTACAGCTTTCATTGTTTCAACATTATCAAATGTTGTTATAAGGGCATACCACTCTTTGTCTAAGTTTTCATTTAGTACTTCTTTCAACTTATCTTCTATCTTTTCTTGCCCACTTACAGTAATTCCAACAACTCCAAAGAAATCAGGTTTTAAAATATTACCATCTCCATCTCTTTGTCCTAGAAACTTCTCCACTAATTTATATACTTTTGAATTATTCCCAAAATCATTAGCAACATCTTTTGAGTTCATATAATATTTAAAATCTGCATTCTTATCATTTGTAACTATAAGAGTTTTATTTAATGAAGCAATTGTCAAATTCAATTCTTGTTCTAATACTACTTTTATCGGTTCTCTATATACTCCCATTATTCTTTCCTCCTTGCTATCCTGCTTTTATTTTTATTATTTACCAATAATTCTATTTCTTTTATTAATTTAAGTTCTCTTTCTTTTGTTACTTTCATATATTCAAAAACTATATCAAAAGTACAACGATACTCATATTTTGAATTAATTAATTCATTTAATGATTTTATTTCACTACTTTTTACAACTCCAGCATCAAGCCTGTTGATTTCTCTTCTGGCATTAAAAAGGATTAATTCTCTCAGTTCAATTGCATTTTCTAATGTTGCTTCTTGAGTTTCTGAATATACATCAAATTGAAGTCTTGCCATTATTCTGTATTCTGTTATTTCAAGATATTTTTCATCTTTTTTTATGTATTCTCTTTCTGTGTATCCTCTAAAATCAGCACTATTTATATTTAGTACTTGGTAAGTAGCATAAGGCTTTTTAGGAGGCTTTGTAGCAGTAAAAGCTGGTATAATTTGAATGTTACTCATTTTATTGAGTAATTCAATTATAATTTTAATCATCTTTCGTACTCCTCTTTAAAATATAGCTTTTTATATCAGCTAGATAATCAAAGTCAGTTATTTCAATTATCTTAAATTTTTCATCTCTTAAAATAGCAATATCCCCTTCTTTTAGTTTCTCTTTTGTGAATAATTCCATATCTTTTAAAGTAATTTCACCTTGAGGATAATATTTCAAAGTATCAGATGAAACAGGTATATATACCCCTTTTATAATCTTTTCTTTCTCTTCATTATCTATATATTTCCCCTTTTCCCATCTTCCTTCAACACTTGAAATAATTTTTATATCTGTTTTATGCTTACTTAATAAAATAACTTTATCCATCTTATACATCCTTAAAGTCTGACAAATATTCTATTGTCCCATTTTCATTTACTATTTGATACCGAATTGATTTTATTAAAAATCTGTTATCTATAAGTGGTTTGGTATTATTAGCCTGTCCATTTTTAGTTTTTATTTTTAAAGTTTTTGGATTATTTGGAGTTGCCCAAGTCTGAGCAGTAGCAATACTTTGAATTATTAAGCCTCTTATAGTTTCTCCTACTCTCATAAGTGCGGGTTTCCCTTTTATACTTCCTTTTGCAACCTCAGCCACAGCTGTTTTTATTAAGTTGCCTATATATTCTTTATTACTATCCAAAGCATTTCTCATGAATGGACGAGCAGGTATGCTAGGAGTTCCAAACTCATTATATATTGCATATTCAAGTATACTTGTTTTTCCATCTTCTCCTGTTAAGCTTTTATCAATAGCTAATATTCCAATTTCTACAGTATGTTTACTTAAATATCCCATTTCTTGGCAAATTTCTACAATTGTCATATTTCTATAACTCCAAATAAGTCCCTTACTCCTCTTATAAAGTTGTCAGATTGTTCTATTTTATTTAAAAAAGTATAATTTATTCCTCTTATTCCATAGCTCTTTAATCCTTCAGCATTAGAAAGTTCTTCCTTTATTGTTGAGCAGATGAACATTAATAGATTTTCAGGTAAGTCATCATAGCCAGCTATATATTCTATTTCTACATAAGAATCTGTTGTTATAATTTCATCAAATATTACTTTTCTATTTACAAAACTAAAAGAGAGCTTTTTACACCCACTTTTAGCGTTCAATACCCTTTCAATTTTCTTTCTAGGTAAGAATACATAGTTTTTATTAAGTCCACTAACTAAACTTGTTATTTGCCCTTTTACAAGCTCATAACCTAAAATTACTTCTATTTTTTTTATTGTTGCATTGATATAAAAATTTAGAAGCTTTTCATCCTCAATATTAGTGAGTATTTTAGCAATTTCTAAATCATATTTAATTCCCATGCTATCCCCTTGCTAGCATTGTAAGAGGGAATAATCCCTCTTAAATTATGCTTTTTTCTTCAATTTTAAAATATTCTCAGGTAATTGAACTCCCAAGCCCACACCTTTTTCCATGTAATATTTTGTGTACCCTTTAGAAGTTACTTTATCTTCTAATCTCATTGTCATAGCATTGTTTTGGATTCCCATTACTGCTGTGCTTAAATCTGCAAATACTCCAACTATTTCATTGGCTGTTGCTGTAGTAATTCCTTTTAATCCTGCATTTTTTGAAGTAATCAAAACAACTGGTCTAGTCATTAAAGTTCTTGCATTTCCATTGTTTAAATCAGTAATATAGAAATCTTTTTGTTTATTTTTTAATTTAGCTATTCCTGCCCAAGTTTCAGAAGTCATGTACCACTTTGCATTTCTCGCAACTTCCTCATCTAGTGCATAGTAAGCACTTATTAATGAATCAACAAATGTTGTGTCATCAGTTGTATCTATTTCAATTTCTTGTGTTACTTTGCTATCTTTTAAAATTCCAGTAGGCATATTTGTCCCTGTTCCATTAAATAATGCATCTGCTAATCTTAGAGATAAAGCATATTCAACTCTTTTTATTAAGAAATTAGCATATCCTACAAAGTTGGTAGCAAGTAATTTATTAGTTACTTTTGGCATTGCATACAATGAATGTAATGCTATAACTACATGGTCAATTTGAGACACAGAAGTTTCTTCTCTGTCTGCTTCCTCTCCTATCCAACCAGTTTCTGGTAAACCTGCAACTTCTCTTGGGATTGTTAAACTTCCATCTGTTATTGGAATAAACTTTATATCTCCAAGTGCTGAATTTTGTTCAACTAATCTTTCAAGTATTGTATTTACATACTGTGTTTTAATAGCTTTTGATGTATTAGTTGTATTAGCAGGATCTGCTGAAAAATTTAATTCTGTTGTTGAATTAAAAACAGTTTCTGTAGCTTTTCCATTTTTTTCAACCTCTTGAATCATTGCACTAAATTGTTCAGCAACTGTAACTTCTGCTGGAGTAGCTTTAAAGTTTGCTTTTAATCCTTTAATAACTTCATTAAACTCAGTCATTTGCTTTTCAATTTCAGCTTTAAATTCTCCATTTAATTCAGTTTTAATTTCATTAAATTTTGCATGAATTTCATTAAATTTTGCAGGTAAATCTTTAATTTCTTCTGGTGTACCAGCCTCTAATAACTCAGTTTTAAAATTTGCTAATAATTCAGCCATTAATAATTTTAATTGTTCCTTATCCATTTGTCCTATTCCTCCATTTTCTCTATTAAATACTCTTGTTACTTTACTACCTTTTACAGCACCTTTGGGAGTTAAACTACCTTCATGAGCATTGAAATTGTATATATCTATGAAATAATTATTTCCTTCAGATTTTTCTTTATATTCCTCTATAACTCCACCAACAGACATTTCAAATGTAGCATGCATTTCTTTCATAAAAGAATAAAGTTTTGCTGCTTCTGGATTTAAATAATTTCCATTTTCATCCTTTGTTAAATGAAATTGTCCTATAACTTCAAACCCTTTTTCTGTTTCCTTTCCAGTCAAAGTTCCAATTGGCATTAATTCTCCATAATGGTTATACATTAAAAGTAATTTTTTCCCATCATTTGATTTCATACTTCCTTTTTGAAACCTATACACTCCCTTAGCAGCAGTATTCCCTTGCATATTTACAAGTATTCCTGTAAATTTCCCAGGTTCTCCTTCTTCCTCTTTAAACTTTTCAATTTCACAAGTAAAATTCAATGTTTCCTCAGAAAAATTAACTTTTTTCTTTATCCTTTTCTTTGACATACCTACTCCTTTTATCTAAAAATAATTAAACAACTGCATCTCACAATTTCAGAAATTGGTAAAGTATCTTGGTGTGGGTAGTCTGCTTCCACACCATTTTTTAACTTCCACTTATAATTTATATCAACCCATTTATTGCTTATAGCTTTATGATGTGGTCTATATGTCTTTTTTCCTCCAACATGTATCCAGCATTTTTCTTTCATCACATTTTTAGCAGTTTCATAACTTGTTGTATTAATGCTCTTACTTGTTTCAGTTCTCGCTATTGTACTAGCTCTTTGTTCTGTCATTCCATTAATATTTTTTACTAGTTCTTTTACCATGTCATTATGTGACAAGCCTTCTTCTTGTCCTGTTGTAATTATCTTATTTAAAATATTTTTTGTTGTTGCTGTCATTTTAGTTGCTTGTTTTCCAGCATTTTTTGTATTCCAATTTTTTAAAAAATAATCTCTAATACCTTTTACAGTTTTAGGTTTTATTACTTTTTTGTAGATGTTTTGAAAGCCCTTAAAAGTCTCCTCGAATGTATATAGATAAATTACTTCAAGTCCACTTTTAAACTTTTTCAAAAGCCATTCATAATCAATATTTATTATCATTTTTACATCATAAGATTTTGAATTATCTGCAATTACTTTATCTCTTAGTTCAATGAATATTTTTTCTATAATTTTCTTATTCCTTGCACTGAGTCTTCTTTCTAGTGCTTTAATTGCCTTTATTTTTTGAACTTCCTTTTTCATACATCCTCAGCCTTTTCGCCTTCTGTCGTTGTTGGTTCTGTAATTTCTTCGAGTGTCATATCTCCACCATTTATAAGTAAGACATCCCCGCCTTTTAGTTGCTCCAAACTTAAATCAGTAAGTTCTGATATAATCCTTCTATATTCATTTATAGTTACTCTATTTTTAATAGGTTCCAACTTTTGAATAATATCCGCTATATCATCTTTTAATTCATCTGCTCCAGATAAGTCATAGTCTATGTACTCACCATTTTTTAAATAATCACTTAATAAGTAATTAAGCCAATTTTTTAAATTATTAAAGAATGGAATTACAGCTTCTCTATACAACTCTTTTTTAGCTTGTTTTCTGTTTTGATAAGTTGAATCACCACCACCAACTAATTCAATTGGAACATCTGCAGCTATAGCTGCTCTTTCATGTGCTTTTTGTTCTGCCACACTCCAGTCCGCATCAATAGGAGCTTTTGAAGTATCCTGATATTTAAGCCCTGAACCAAGTACTAAAGGACTACCTG